CAAGATCCCAACGATGACAGCTAAGAATTACCTACCGCAGGTGATGTCGTTGGTTCGGGCCTCCTGTTCCTTTTCTTCTCATCAGTGACTGCTTGGGCAGCGTGGGGCCACCCAGTGCACAGGCAATCCCCGTCATGGGTGGCTCACCTTCAACAGTAACATAGTTTCTGCTGAAGGCCTCACGTTGCTTTACAAAGGGCGGACACTGAGAAAAGGAAAGACCTACAAGGGACCGACGGGAGTAGTCGGTCGGTACAGCTGCTTTAACTCCACATCCCTGAACATGTACATCGGTATCATGAATCGGGTTTTGATGATTAAGAGTCCAGGCTTCGATTTGAGGGGTCTCCGGGATAAATACCGGGGCCTCATCCGTCCTAAACTTCTCACGAAGCTGGATGAGATCGATCCTGTCTGGACTCCTGAGGGGAAATACGTTTCCTCAAGTTTCCTCAGGCCGGTTTGGTGGATCGATATGCGTCGGATAGGCGAGACAATAGCCCAGAAAGCCAGGGTGAGTAAATTAAGTATGCATGAATTTGTCGAATGTAGACCCAAGGATAAAATCTTGCGCTACAGACAAGCTTATGATGAGCTTAAGATTCAAGGAAATCTAATCCCACGTGACAAGCACGTTAACATTTTCATCAAATGGGAATTGTGTGAAGCACCGGATAAAGACCCGAGGATCATCTCACCCAGGTCTTGTAAGTACAATATAGTGTTAGGCCAATACATTAACAAGTTTACTGAATTGGCTGTTTATGACTCTATTGATGCTTTGTGGGGAGATAAAGTAGTCTTCAAACATTGCTCCTTGCCCGCGATGGCAACTGAGATTGTAAGGAAATGGCGTATGTTTCCGAATCCAGTTGCGGTAGGGTTGGACGCATCTAGATTTGATCAACACGTCTCTGATCAAGCACTTCGCTTCGAACACTTCGTCTACAGGAGGTTATTCCCTGGCCAGAAGGACCTGAACGAATTGCTTAGAGTACAGCTCTGTAATTACTGTAAAGGTAAAGGGGATGTGTACGACTTCGAATATAAAGGAACTGGCAGGATGTCAGGCGATATGAACACATCATTAGGCAACGTGATTTTGATGACCTCGGCGCTTTACCACTGGAAGCAAATCCTCGGATTGGACTTCTTACTGGTGAACAATGGGGACGACTCTGTAGCAATAATGGACCAATCAGAACTGGAAGCTTTCACTGACGGTTTTGATTTGTTCTTTCCTTGCTATGGCTTCAACATGGTGGCTGAGGAATCAGTTACTGTGATCGAGCACATAGAGTTTTGTCAGATGAATCCCGTCCAGCTTGATACGGGTTGGATGATGGTACGCAAGCCTAAGAGTGTTTTGAAAGACATGGTTGCTATTTCAGAAAGAGGCGTAGCAAAATACAACAATTACTTGCGTGATGTTGGATTTTGCGGACTATCTCTTTACAGTAGTTGTCCTTTAGTTGGCGTCTTCTACGACGTTTTGAGCAGTATGGGAACTGCAAGACTGGAAGGAGAATTACGGGGTGGTTTAGCCTACTGGATGAAACAGGGGGAGGAGAGGATCGAGGTGAAACCTGGATCCTACTCATTGGAATCTCTCTCTAGTTATTGTAGAGCCTTTAAATTTGATCCCATGGTCGTAACTCATTTCGAAGAGTTAGTTAGATCGGATCTTTATGCGGCAGTTCAGATGCTTTCGCGTTTGTGTTAAAATGGTTAACGTAAAAAGTAAGAGTAATGCTAGGACTGGGGGCACCGTAATGTCCCCGAATGTTGATTTTATCAATACCGGTCACGCTGCGCAGTCGAGATACATCGCGGCGCTGACCAACCCATGGGCTGCCCCGGCGGTCCCTATCCCGGATTCCTTCCTGAAAGCGC